TCTAGTAAAACCAGGTGCTCTTATAGATAGAGCTAAGGATTGGTTGCTTCCTTTTTCACCGGAAGTAAAGTGGAATGAAAAAGATAAGAAGTTTGAATTCATGGATATCTACGGACCACATAAAGAGGTGATCTCAGTATTACAATTTGGATATCTAGAGAATGCAAACGACAGATTCAACTATCAAGGTGGAGAGTATCAATTTATAGGTTTCGATGAGTTAACACATATCGACCTAACCTGTTACAGATATATGTTCTCCAGACTTCGTCGTATTAAGGGAGTACAAATTCCTTTACGAGTTAGAGGAGCAAGTAATCCACCTGATGATGATAGTGGTATATGGGTTAAGAAGCGTTTTATAGATGAGGGCCCAGCATTGGGTCGTGTTTTTATTCCAGCAGGATTAGATGATAACCCTTACCTGGATACAAAGGAATATGAAAAATCCTTAGAAGAGTTAGATCCAGTAACCAGAGCTCGTCTTCGAGATGGTAACTGGGAAATAGTAAGAAAAGGTAATATGTTTAAAAGAACTTGGTTTCAAGGTGTTGATGAATTACCTCCACATAGACGTAAATGTCGTTGGTGGGATATGGCGGCTACCGATGAAGAAAAAGCCAAAAAGAAAAATAAATCGAATGACCCCGATTATACAGCAGGTTTCTTACTTAGCGAGTATAACGGTATTTATTATATAGAAGATATAATTAGAGATAGACTGTCTTCAGAGAAGACACAATCTATTCAAGAGGCCACTGCTGTCGCGGATGGTTACTCTACCATGGTACGCGAAGAACAAGAACCGGGCTCTTCTGGAATCACATTATGTGATATCAAAAGTAGAACCATCTTTAAGGGATTCAATTACCAAGCCATTAAATCTTCAGGAGATAAGTCCACTCGTGCAACGTCGGCATCAGCCGCAGCTGAGAGAGGTCAGATCAAATACTTGCGCGGATGCCGAAATTTAGAAGCCTTTTTCGGAGAAGCAGAGTCGTTTCCAGGGGGAATCCATGATGATATGGTTGACAGTTTTTCCGGAGCATTCACTACCTTGTGTGTGCCCAATATACCGGGGATGCCATTAGCAGCACCTAAACCAGAAGAACAAGACAGCCTATATGATGATGCCGATTTAGATCCTGGGTATTTTTCCAGATTTGGGAGGTGAGAGAATGCATGCATTGCTCACAGTAGTGGCCGAACCGTCCGTTACTATTGGGACGGCCGACATTATCTTTGGGGCTACATTAATAGGCGCAATAGTGTCTATTTTTGCAATCATTTTTACGGTGTATAAGTGGTACTTGAAACAAAATCAGCAAGATGTTGATATCGCAGACAACAAAGAGGAAATGCAATTACTAACTTACGGGATGCTAGCTTGTCTCGAAGGGTTAAAGCAACTAAATTGTAATGGTCCAGTCACAGATGCACGGGATAAAATCTCAAAGCACCTAAACGAAAAAGCACATAGGTAAGGTAGAAAAGGAGGTGATATTATGACACAATTAATAGCACATGCATCTACACTAGTATTAGTGATAGGTATATTAGCTTTTATAGTATCTGTGATTATACAGGTAATTAAGGGCGTAGCTTTATTTAAGAATGTGCCAACGGATTTGGTAGTGGTTATACTTTCAATAGTATTAACAGTACTTACTTATTTTGCGTATATTTCTTACGTATCCATGGCTTTCTTATGGTATACTCTATTTGCAGCAATTATACTAGGTTTTATTGTAGCTCTAGTGGCTATGCAAGGTTGGACTAAAGTTGTTTCCATAGGAAAGAGTTTTATTAAGACGGATGTAAAAGATATTCTTTCAACTGACGAAGCAGCAACTACTACAACGAAGGAGGTAGATCAATAATGGGTTCAGTATCTACCACAGAAAGTTCACTCTCTGGTGCTAACAATGTTAGCACTGGAGTAGCTTTTAAAGAAATAGGAACAACGGGAATCAGAGCAAATAGTGGTTATATTTATGAAGAGTTCTTACCTAAATTACAATGGCCTCGTGCCGGCGCTATATATCAAGAGATGAGCAGTAATGACCCAGTCATCACTGCTATTTTGCTTTGTTCTCGCCAGCTTATCCGTAATGTCGCTTGGGAGGTTGTAGAAGCCTCTGACAGTGCTGCAGATAAAGAAGCGGCAGAGTTTCTTAAATCCTGTATGGGAGATATGAGCCATACGTGGTCAACGTTCATAGATGATTTAATGTCATTTTTTGAATATGGGTTTTCATATACAGAAATTGTATATAAAAAGAGAAACGGTACTAAAGGTAAAAATGGAAGTAGTAAATATGATGATAATCGTATTGGGTGGCGTAAGATAAGTGGTAGAGCTCAAACATCTATGGTCTCTTGGGAAATGGATGATGTGGGTTCTATTAGAGGTATGAATCAATATACTGATAAGGGTAATGTATTTATCCCTATAGAAAAAGCTTTGCTATTTAGAACCACTACAGCACGAAACAATCCTGAAGGTAAATCATTCCTTAGGGGTGCATATCGCCCTTGGTATTTTAAGAAACACATCGAAGAGGTTGAGGGGATAGGGATCGAGAGGGACTTAGCTGGATTGCCAGTATTGATAGCTCCTACAGATGTCGATCTCTTCAATGATAAGGATCCAAAATCAGTTGCAACTAAAGCCGCAGCACTGAAATTAGTATCCAGTATTCGTAGGGATAAAAATGAAGGTATAGTATTAAGTACGGGCTGGGATTTAAAACTCCTAAGTTCATCCAGTGCTAGATCCTTTGATACTAATGCTATTATCAACAGGCATGATCAACGTATTGCGATAGTAATGCTATCAGATATAGTTATGATGGGTGGAGATAAAGTAGGTTCTTTTGCCCTAGCAAAAACGAAGGAAAGTATGTTAGCGGCAGCATTAGATGCTCAGTTAGCTAACGTAGTAGACATACTTAATGATATAGCTATCGCTAGGTTGTTTGCATTAAATACTTTTTCAGGAATCACAGCACTACCAAAACTTAAGGTAGGATCAGTTATAGCTCCTAATCTTGCAGAATTGGGTAACTTCATTAAAGCATTAGCAGGGTCTAAGATGCCTTTATTCCCAGATATTAATTTGGAAAATTACTTACGTAGATTAGTTAGTTTTCCAGAGACTACTGAGGATGATGATCAGCGTGAGGCACAGTTACAAGCAGCACAGCAGAAACAAGCAGCTACCCCTCAGGAAGATAATACAGATAATGCAACGCCTGATCCTAGTAAGGAAGTTGATGGAGGTAAAAAGAAATGACGAAATTTTGGAATATAGCATCCAATGTAGCAGATGACAGTGTACTTAATATGTATGTATACGGAAACATCGTTACTAATTCGAATCGTATAACAGGATCGCCTGATGATGTAGTAACAAGAGAAATCATCAAAGATCTGAATGCTCACCCCCAAGCTAAACGAATTAACGTTTACATTAACAGTGGTGGCGGAGAAGTATTTGCAGCTGTAGCCATGGGACAACAGCTAAAGAAACACAAAGCCGAAGTACATACTTATGTTGATGGTGTATGTGCTAGCGCAGCTACACTTATTGCGTTAGCAGGCGATGTTAGGCACATGACAGTATCTTCATTATTTATGGTTCATCTTCCTTCTACTAGTGTACAGGGAAATAAATATACATTAGACAAAGGTAAAGAGGTTCTACAGAAGGTAGAAGATATTATTCGATTAACATATAAGGACAAGTCTAATTTATCTGACGATGAACTTACAGCGTTAATTGATCATGAATCATGGTTAACCGCCGATGAGGCTTACACATATGGATTTATTACTGATATTGAGGAAGCTCCAGATGCTATTGATAACCTTATTAAAGAGGTTACTAATGACGTAATGGATCTAAGCGGAGTTGAACTTAAGATTTCAGCCTATGCTGAACCAGACCAGATTCGTGCCAAGTTAACAGCAATTCAAAACAGTTTAAAGAAGAAAGAAGAAGGAGGTATATTCATGGATTTTCAAGCATTTATGAACAGCTTACCCGTTGATAGAAGAGCAGAAGTTACAGCTGAGATGACTACACAAGTAGGAATTCAAACAGCAACACTCACTACACAGGTAACTGACTTTGCAACACAGGTTGAGGCATTAACAGCTCAATTAGCTACTTCAAATACTACACTAGAGAGTACACAAAACGATCTAGCGGCAGCACAAGAGGCAATTAAAGTTGCCAGTGCTTCATCTGAAGATGCAGATGTAATATTTTTAAACTCTTTACCTGTAGAGGCAAAACAGGCAATATTGGATGCAAGAAAGATAGCTACAGATGCTACAGCAGCATTAGCAGTAGCTAAAGATGCAGATGCATATGCACAGTTCGTAAACAAAATTGGAGCATATGATAATCTTCCAGTTCAAGATACACATATTAAAGCATTATTTAATTTGTCAAGATCTTGCCCAGAAGATTTCAACTCGATAGAAGAATTATTCAAGGTAGCAAACACTTCTATGGAAGGTCAATTTGCGCAGAAAGGCACAGATGGCGAAGGAGCATCAACAGGAGATACAGCATATGATCAAATCGAAAGATTAGTTAAAGATGCTAGAGCAGCTGATCCTGCATTAGATTACAACACTGCTTTTGGCAATGTATGTAAAGCAAACCCAGATCTCTATAATAACTATAGAGACGGAGAATAATAAGAAGGAGGTATTACAATGTCAGGTTATGAAGTTAAAGGCCAAACAATTTCACTTATTGCCGGCGCTGCAGTAGCAAAAGCAGACAGATTCAAACCAGTAAAGATTTCAGGTAACAACACATTTACTATATCTACAGTTGCAGAAGACGTAGTTATAGGTGTAGTGCAGAATGAAGCTAAATTAGGCGAAGCAGCACAAATTATGATCGCCGGTGTTACAATGTTTACAGCTACAGCAGTAGTTGCTGCAGGAGCTGCAGTAGGAACATGGGGTATCGCACTTACAGGTGCCACAGCTATTGGCGATATAATTGCCGTAAAAATAAAATAATAGGAGGATGCAAAAATGCCATCAAGATCAGATCAACATATTGACAAGGCACTGACAAATATCAGTGTAAAGTATATGCAGGACGCAAACAACTTTGTCAACGACAAAGTATTTCCATGTGTGCCTGTAATGAAACAATCAGATAGATACTTCATGTACCTAAAAGAAGATTGGTTCAGGGATGATGCACAAGAAAGAGCAATGGGAACAGAATCAGCTGGCGGTGATTATGATGTTGATAATACACCAACATATTTCTGTAAGAAATATGCATTCCACAAAGATGTCTTCGAAGAAGATAGAGCTAATTCAGATTCACCTTTAACTCCAGATCAAGATGCTACAGAATTTGTAGTTGATAAGATCATGCTTAATCGTGAGAACAACTGGGCTAAGACTTATTTTAAGGCGGGTACATGGGCTCAAGATAACGCAGGTGTTGAATTTGCTACTGGTATCAAAAGCAATGTATTCTGGGATGATTACAATAACTCAGATCCTATTGCTGATATCTCAAATCAGTGTACAGCAATGGCTGAAACAACAGGCAAGAGACCAAACAAATTGACAATCGGTAGAAGAGTATTTGACGCTTTGAGACAACATCCAGATATCTTGGATAGAATTAAGTTCACACAGAAGGGTGTAATTACACTTGACTTGTTAGCTTCTCTCTTCGATGTAGATGAAATCCTAGTTGCAAATTCAATTCAGAACACAGCAGCTAAAGGACAGAAAGCAGCAATGCACTTTACATTAGGTAATCATGCATTATTGACATATGCTCCAAAAGCAGCTCGTTTGAAAGTCGCTTCTGCAGGCTATTGCTTTACATGGACAGGCTTAATGGGAGCTAATGCTCTTGGTGGACGTATTAACAGATTCTCAATGCCTAACCTCGGTATCGGCACCGAAAGAATTGAATGTGAATTAGCATATGACATGAAAGTTGTTGCTAAGGATATGGGCGCCTTCACATTAAATGCTATTGATCCAGCTGGTGCAATTGCTACAGCTACAGCTAATATCTAATGGCATTGAGATTTAGAGTAACTAGGAAAGACATTCGCTTTAATAAGCAGACATATCAAAAAGGAGATCTATTACCTGAAACTTTCTCAGAGCGCGATGTATATCGCGTTCTGTATCCTTCTAGAATAGAGAGAGTAGAAATAGCAGATATACTTGCACCAATTACACCT